TAAATCAGTACCATCTATAGTTAGAGTTCCTTTAAAGCCTGCGGTTCCATCACTATTAATATAAAAGTTTGGAGAGTGAATACTACCATTACCACTACCATTTAAAGTTATGCCGGAGCTGGAATAACCCGCAGTAGTATGCTTAGTTCCATTATAGATATATCCAATATCAAGAGCCCAGCCGCCGATAGCACCAGAACTGGCAGCAAGAGAACCACTAAATGTACCAGACGCTGCAGTTAGATCTCCTTTAAAACTCGCATTACCACTACCATCTATTTTGAACTCTTTACCTACAATAATGCCATAATCTACATCGAATAAAGTTCCGCCAGCTGAATAAACAGTACCATCAAGAATACTTCCACTATAATTATTAGATTTTATAACACCCGTTGTAATAACATCGCCATCAATTAATGTACTGCCCCCTTGTCCAAAAGAAAGCAGATTACTATTACCGTCTACTATTTTATTTGCTGAATCAAATTTGACCAGACCTACAAAATTAGTACTTAGACTACCAGTACCATAATTTAAGTCGGTATGAGTATCAGCAGGATCAGCTTGTATCGCAGAATAGTATATAGAATAAATTTTTTGATCGGCCGCACCACCAGTTATTGCAGGCGATGTAATTGACCAATTATTATTTACTTGGTCAATTACTCCATCTGACCATTTAATGCGCCCTGTAGTTGGATCAGTAGGTGTTCCAGAAGTTAATGGGTGATATAAATACCCAGTTGCACTTTGTGCACCAGTCTCTCCCTCCGTACCGTCTTGCATACTAAGAACAGGAGTAGACCAAGTAAGTGTTCCAGTAGTTCCTGTTGCTCCTGTCACAGTAGCAACAGTTGCGGAAGCGTATAAAGGAGTTGAACTTCCCGTAGGTATATTTCGTGCCCAACCCGTAGGTATATTATTTATAGTATCAGTGCCAAACGTATAGGTACCTCCGGTAGGGGTACTAGGTGTACTAGAAGAGCGTAAATAAATAGTTAATTCTGCTATAGAGACTCCATCGGTTCCGTCTGAGCCTTCTATTTGAATAGGAACTTGCCAAATCCAGTTAGTCGCTCCTGCAAGTTTTGAGCCTACACTTGAATACATCAAAGAGTTAGATAAAGCAGGAACATTTGCTACATCTGTATACCAGCCACTAGGAGGGGTGCTAGAAGAAGCACTTGGTGCAGTTGTAAGTACAGTAGTAGAACGTTTAAATACAATATCTACTCCGTCTCCGTCGTCTCCGGTTACGCCTGTTCCGCCGTCTTCTCCATCTTTAAGAAAAGAAACAGTAAGTGTTGACTCAACTTGTTTTGCGCTATTTTCAGGATCGTCAGTTTCCCTAACAGTTGCAGTAAATACTAAATTAGTGTCACTATGAGTTGAAATCGCGGATAAAGCTTTTGAATAAGTTGTAGTACCATTATTAGTAAAACTAGTTTCTGCAGATTGACTAATATCTGTATGACCAAATCCTGCTCCAGTTATTTTAAATTCTGGATTTTGAAATCCTTGGGCATCAACGGTTAGGGTTATAGTGTCATCTTGTCCTGACTTCAAAACAGGCGGATCTTCTCCATCAAAGCTTAATGAAGTAGGGTCTGCAGATATAATAACTACTCTAGGACTATCATTTAAATCCTTGTTTATAGTTGCTTCTGAATAGAAGGTAAAAGTTCCATTATTATTTCTAACATTAGCTATAATTGCATCTTTATTTACGTCAAATTTAAACTTTTGTGGATAATGAGAAGATCCAGCAGCTATCGCAGTAGGGAAACTTTTATCTAATCGTATATCTGTATTGGAAGCAATATGAGCAATTCTAGCTGCTTGTGTGCTATTAAAATAAATTATTTCTCCAACATTATAATCTGTCTCAAAAGCTGTACTTGCTCCTATTACTTTTATAGAGTTAGCAGCAAGAGTTATAGTACCCGTGCCAGCAGCATTAAAATTAGAAGCAGCTGTACCACTTCCTGTACCTGCGTCATAAAAGTAGTTTTCATTTAAATTAGAATCTATATGATACTTTATTAATTTTAAAGTTTCGGTTGTATCACTAGCATCAAAGAATATATAATGACTAGCTACTTGTGTATCATAATCATTTAACCCTGCATAATTAACAGTAGTTATATTAGTACAATCTTGTTGATAAGTGGTTACAGCCCCTCCGCTACGTTCAGTAAGTATAAGTGGACTGCCCGCTGAAGCAAATTTATAATCAGCGTTTAATATTTTAAAGGTTTTAGCAGTAGGGCTAGTAGTAGAAACCAAATCTACATCTCGAGATAATATACCTCCTATAGGTATGCCGGCGAATCTTGGGGCAGGATTAGAGAATGTGTCCCCCACAGTAACAGTAACGGTAGCAGGAAGAGATGGTGAATCTATAGTACTCAGGGTTCTTAGCCCAAGAGTATAAGTACCTGCTGGAATATCTAATCCTGTAAAAGAAGTAGAGGTTTTAGGCAAAGTTATTACTGCCCCATCGTGCTCTAGTTGGTACCCTTTTACGTGTTCATATAAATAACCAACATCGCCGACAGACTTTCCTGGATTAGTAGGCGCATCCCAAAATAATATAATGTCATCAGCTATCTCCCCACTATCATTAATATTACGGGTACTAGCGTAAAAAACACTTGGAGGAGGTACTGTATCACTAGCGGTAATTGATGGATATACTGTATCTCCTACAGAATGTGTGAAATCTTCGTCTACTTCTACAAATTTGTCATTATAATGTTCTACTGCTGTTATATCGTATTCATTTTTTCCTTCTGAAATAGATAATATTTTATAAGGCTTCTTTGAGCCAGATACTTCAACACCCGCCGCATTTACCTCTTTTAGTGCCCAAATGGTTTGACTATCAGGTTCTTCTGAAAATGCTGCTTGAACTGTTATAGAAGAAGTTGGGCTGGCAGCAATAGAACTCGCATGAACTGCTTGAGTTTCAACTCGTGTATAAGGCTGCCAAGCTGTAGTTACAGGCTGTTCGAGACCTCCACTAAGAATAGGGGCACTACTACCATCGGTTTGAATAATATCTGAAGCTTGACTTTCAGTATATGTTCCAAGTATTAAATCTCCTTTATTATAGACTACGCCCTCAATTGTTGCTGAATCATTTTGAGTTAGAAATACTCCTGGCTTTTCTATAAGTACACTTAGTTCATATGTGGAAGCGGAATTTAAAGACACAGCTCTATCTAAAGGGATTACTGTGGTGCTAGGGGTACTAGCGGAGGAGACTCTACCACTATATTGAAGTTGTGAAGACGCCCTATTAGCATCTTGTATATTAACCACATCGCCAGGGGCTAAAAATGCTGCTCCAAGGGCAGTTTTAAAGCTAACTATTTCAGTTTGATTTTTTGCGGTCCATACTTTCCATCTGCCATATCTTGTAGCTTGGCCTTCTGTTACTGCTCCGAAAGCAACAGCATTTTCCGAAATTATTTTACCTGTTTCTATGATATTTTCTTTATCTTCTACTAGTAACGCTTCTTGTTTATAATCTTGTTCTGGATTGATCCAAGTGACTACAGTTTGATTAGTTCTAGTTTTACTGCCTGTGGATTGATAAGAAAATAGCCCGTCAATTACATTACCTGTGGTGAAGTTATACACAGGATTTTTAGGCTCATCCATGATTGGAAATATATTACCGTCTAACCAGTACAGCATTCCTCTAAATACTGTTGATAAGTCTTTTAGTACTTTATAGGCATCAGTAGCTTTTTGAAAGTATACATTAGTAGTAAAGCGAGGCTCTAAACCCCCCTTTCCATCTGGAACCATTTCATCACAATATCTGCCAATTCTATATAGTGCATATTTATCAATGTCTGTGGCTGTTAGCCAAGCGCCTAATCCATATCTATTATTAGTTATTATATCATAGAATACCCAAGCTGGATTATTCGTATATACAGATTCTTCTCTGAAAGCCCCATCCCAGTTTTGATATTCACTAGCATGTATTGTATCTTTATCTATTCGTCGATAGTTTGCTCCTCCATCACTATCAGAGGTCTCATCTCTAGTTACATAATTAGAAGGGACTTTTATTAACATTCCCTTCAAATGATAAGTTCGTTTAGGAACAGTTCTAAATGCTTTAGTATTTATACCTACTTGGGCCATTGCCGTATAAGGGTAGGATAAATTTTCTTTAATTATAGTATTTAAACTCACAATAGTACAAGGAGTAGCACTAGTATAATCAGCGTTATAAGGCTTACTAAACGTAGTATAGTACGCTCTATCTACCTCACTCAATCGTGTTATTTCTACTTGAAAGTCAGAAAAGTTAGTACCATAATCTCTTAAGACTAAGATTTCTTCTATAGAGACTGCGCTTCTAGAAAATCCTATATGTCTTAAAGGAGTTTCTTGGGTATGAATATCTTGCCAATTTCCATAGTCGTTACCATGTTTTAATCTAATTCGCATTTTATAAAAAACTTTTCCATCATGGTCTGTACCCTTTGCAGAAGTATTCGTTAAAGAACCATAAGTGAAAAGTATTCTAATTTCATCCGCTTCTCGAGCTTGCGAATCAGATAGAGCAAAATGCCCAGAATTAGTACCTGTAAATGTTTTAACACTAGCAGTAGTCCCGTCTAGAGGGCCAGCAATTGCCTCACCAGAAACACCCCCTGGAAGTGCTATATTTCCCATCCCGGTACCTGCAGGCGCGGGGAAGAATTCTTGATCAAGCTGACCAGTTTTAAAATTACAACGAAATCCATCATATTTAATAGAACTACCTATGCCTCTATGCGTCTCTATTTGATTTCTATCTGTTCCGGTGATATTAGCCGCATAGTCCCCTGTAGTACCTAGAAAGGCGGTATTCAGATTAATTGTGTTGCTTCCCGTCATTGTTTTAAAACTTTGGGCGTAATCTACGTGTACTTTAAAGTCATCCCCATCCTTAATATTTTTTTCAATAATTTTAGGAATTTTATGAGATTTACTGTGAAAAATACATCTAGTAGGGGATATAAAGGCGCTGATACCTACTGATGTTGGATCACCTGCGGGGCCAACAAGTGTGCCTAGAGAAGGTATGTGCCAATCAGTTATGTTTCCGCCTATAGATAGATGCGTAACTACATTTTGAAGCTTATTATTATCATTAAATACCCAAGATTTTTTTTCAGCGGTGGTAGTTGGAAAAAAAGCAGTATCTGTTGTAACTATAACTGTATTTACCGGATAGCCTGCACCTATATACCTCGTTACGACTGAAGCACTCTCTTGAGTTTTATAATCTTTTATAGCTAACCATCTATCATTAATACCATCGGAAGGAGGTAGAGCGGCGTGGCCATTAGGCTTATAAGTACATTGACTACTATTTAGTTGAAGGTAAAATTTTGCTCCAGTTGAGGCGCGAGTAACACCAGCGTTTCCTAGGTCTACAGCAGGTACATCATTTAAATGTACACTATTATTATTATTAACTAATCCTAATATTGGCCCCTCTGATATTACATCTGTGACACATATATCTTGATTTTTTCCGAACGAATTCAGAGTTTTATACATTGTAGTAGTTGCAGATTCAGGCCCAGCACTTGTTAAAGTTGCTAAGTCTTCTGGATGAAGTTTCATCCGACCTGACTGACTAGGATCATCCCTAAACCCTGCTGCTGCAATCATTGATTGCAAACCGCCGGAAGCCGTAACCGATTCGCTTTGCATTTTATATTGTGTATTACTTACTTCAAAGGACACAGGAGTTCCTGGAACTCTTAATTCTCCATATAATACAGGTACGGGATCTCCTTCTACAGCATTCTTCTGAGACCCGCTTAACATATAACCCTCTTCTTCCTCAGCGTCTACAGAAGGATCAGGTGCCATTATTTGTTGAATACCGTTAATAGCTAAATTAGCCGCTATAGCTACACCTGCCATGCCTGCAGCAGCTGCTAAACCTCCAGTGGCTTGTGAAAGAGCAAACAGACTTTGTGCCTGCATTGGCCCAACTGCCATTTGTGCCATGGTAGGGCCAAATACAGGTATAAACATTAGTGCAGCAATGGCCATTGCCGTAAGTATTTTGGCTTCGCCAGATTTTGATCCTGCGGGAATAGGAGTAATAATTATATCTCCCTCTGTTAGAGGAAGTAAACATTCTTTAATATCAGTTAATTCTTGGCCATGTACTGCTACAGAAAACTGAATATCGTTTTCCATACAGTTTATTAAATAAGGCTTAAACTCTGAATTATTAGCACTTAAAAGGCGAACAGCATCTTGTACCGTATCCCCCACAAAAGGGTGTACAGTTCCAAATTTATTGGCCATTTCGCCATTTAAGTAAATTTTACGTGCCATATCTATATATTCCAGTTAAGTGCTTCTTCCATAAAGGGTAAAGATTTTCTTTACAAGATAATCTATTTACTGCGTGATGAAAAAATATATCATCATATAAGTACACACCACAATGTGTGCCTATATTTGCTCCCATATTAAAAATGAGAATATCGTTTTCTTTTAAATTATTTACAGGGCTAAATCCCCATTCTTTAATGTGTTTAGCCGTAAAATAATCTTCTTCTTTTTCCCACCAATCATCTAAATAAGGGTCTCTTCTTCTTAGTTCTATGTTCAGATTCTGGGTATAAAAGTCTCGTACTGCCTCTAAACAATCAAATACACCAAACTCATACTCTCGACCCGCTAGTTCATTAACTACTTTTTTAGGCTTTAATATTTCTAGTTCCATATTAGGATAACTAAAAATATAATAAGGAATTCCTATAACATTACAAAATTTTCTATCATTATAACTAGCCTTTGGGCTGCTATTGACATGACTATGTACTATTCCTATTATATCGCTTTCTGCATTGGCTCTGTTGAAATCATCTGGATTTATTACAAAGTCTTCCTCTTCTTCCGCGAGATTTTCGCAAGGAAACCATTTTGATTTTCCTTTAACAACTCCAATTATTCCACACCCTTCTTTTGGGTACCACTTTTTGAAATGCTTCTCTATAACTTCTAAATGCTTTACTATCATCTAAACTTCATAGTTCCTGGAAAAGACCCAAAAGGTAAAATCTCATTTGTATTTTTACTTGTTGTAGGATAAGAATTAGCTGTGGTCGGAGTATTAGGCACAAACTGAAACCGACATTTACAGGCAGTTAATGTTTTAGCACATACATCTGCTCTAATCCAATAAATAGATTTAGTTTGTGGAGCGATTTGACCGGAACCTGTTGTTGCTTGTGCTAATAAAGCTTTCCATACTGTATTACCGTGTTCATGGTAAGTGCCTGCTGTAATTGCCGCACTATTGACATAAGCTATATAACCTTTAGCCCCAGTATGCCCCGCAGCTACAGTAGCTGTTAATTGTGCTGCTGTAACTATAGGATTATTATTTTTGTCAAAATAAGCCTTGTGAGAAAGTATAGCAGCACCATTATCATAGTCTACTTTACTATCTATCCCCCAAGTACAGCCACCCCCCATTTCTCTGTCGTATCCCTGATATACCCAGCTACAGTATTTACCTATAATTTGTCTATTAGGTAGTTTTATACCTTGTAAATCATAAGGAGAACTAATTTCAAAAGTCACTGCTACCGGTGATTCTCCTGAAACTCTATCTAAAATAAACTTCTTTTTGGGAAATTCTATAGGAAGAGTTCCGTTGCCTGTATTACTGGCATATGTGGAGGAGGTCTCTAAGTATTTCGCTAATGTTTGTCTTACGACAATGGTTGATCCTAGTAAATCTTGATTCGATAAACCTCCTAATGCATCACTAAATACATCGGTAACATTGGCAATAGTAAGAGAAGGTCTATTAGTAGCTCCATCGGCATTATACTCGACGCCACTCATTTCTAGAGGGAAGGGTTCGTATTCTCTAATCTTATAAGGACTAGTCATATCTTCGAAGTATACTTTACCTAAACTTTCATCTAGTCCAGGATGGAAGTATAGAGTTGTACTATTAAAGGTCAACTCAAATAACGATATTAGCTCGCTGCCAGGATCGTGTTTTTGTACTAATTCTATTAACTCGGTCATGCTTCATAAACTCTTCTAAATGTGGTTGAAATACTATAAGTTACAGGATGGTTATCATAGTTTAAAGTATAATCTCCTACTACTACTTTAATTGTAGTTTCTCCAGAATTGTTACTATCAGGAATAGTAAAATCAAAAGCTGTAGCTTTTTTAGTTTCGAAAAAATAGGCAATATCATCTATTACTTCTTTTGATCTATTACTGAATTTAACACTATAAGCCTCTTCTACATTATTAATGCCATCTGCGATTCTTTGCTCATACCCATCACCAAATTTTGCAATCCGTATTCTAGACTTGGCTTTCCTAGACATTCCTCTATCTGGCCTAACTTCCATATTTGATAATGGATTATTAGTACTCACATATCCAGCTGGTATAGTAAATCCTAGTGCCATTATGCTACTCCATACGGATTAAGAAGGCCGCCCGATCGTTTTTGATTCTGTAGTTCAGTTTGAACGGCACTAGCTATAGCTCTGCCTAGTCCTTCTTGATCTCCACCCTGAGTTTGCATACCCCCATCCCCAGAAACATTAACAACTATATTATTAGCCCCGCCAGTCATATTTACTGGTATAGCCCTTCCGCCAGGTAGTGGTACAACTGCTTCTGTTCCATGTAAAGTAGCAGGGTAGCCGCTTCTTGGTCCTCTAGCAACTCCGCCACCTGCGTATGTTTTCTTGCCTTCACTAAATACTCCCCCTAATTTTGCTACAGGAGGGGCAGCGGGAGAGGCAAACATTGACATACCTGTAGCTTCTAAGGCTTTCATTACGAGTAATTTAACAATTATATCAGATATATTCTTTAATACTGCGACGGCCATATCTGCAAAACCTTGTTTCATTGATTTAGTGCCATCAATAACTGCATTAATATTACTTATTAAATTTGATTCTATACTACTACTAACAGTATTTAGTATTTTTTGACTATCTGTACCGGCTTTCTTTGCGAGTTCTAAACCATTTTCTGCTACTTTCAGTGCTGCTTCGTCTTGAGCCAGACGGGCATTCTCTCGATCGAGCTCACTGCCCGACATACCAAGTGCATTCTGTCTATCTTCTTCTAGCTTTCTTCGCATTTCTGCAATAGTTAATCTTTGTTTTTCTATATTTAAGATTTCCATCTGTCTAGCTTTTAGACCCGGAGGCAGAAATTGAGTATTTTGCATAGCTATTGCGACATTATTTTGAGCAACTGCAATTTTAAGAGCTTCTTCACGTATTCCAGCTAATGAGTCTCTATATGCATCGGCCCCTCCGAAGGCTTCGAATCTGGAATCTAGTATCTCAAAAACATCAGTTTCCACCCCATCCGCTGCTGCTGTGGTCATTGCGGCATCTCTAGACTTGATTAACTCATTTAACCACGCTTCTTTATCAAAAGTATCGCCCTTAATTTTAGTGGCAAAATCATTAAGTTGTTCTATAAGAGAGGATCGTTCAGCAACATAGGAACGTGCTGTTTCTTGTATTGCTTCTGCAGATTCAACATCTCCGGCTTTCAATGCTTCTAACATTGCAGGAGATAGCCTTGTTAATTCATCTCCAAATCCGGCTAACATATTTTGTATTGCTGCCTCTCGTTGGCTCCCTTCCAAACCTGCAAGTTGTTCTGCCATCCCTTCTTTTATTTGTATGGACTGTATACCTTGATACATTTGTAAAGTACGTTGAGATGCTATTCTTCCTACGGCTGCTTCTTCTTCTGAAGTTAATCCTCTTTCTTCTCTATGGGCAGAATCTGTTATTACATTAATATTTTTGGTATGTATATCTATACCGTCATTAATTATCTGTAATTGTTCCTTTATCCCTTGGCCATATTCTCCAATACTGTGCAACCTTTCTTCCCAAAAGTTTTCGCTCTGCATTTCCTCTTCTAATGCTTGTAAGTCTTCCAGAGGACCGAGTACGTTTTCTGCTATATCCGTAGCAAAATCTTTTACCATGCCCGATAAGTCCAGATCCGTCCAGCCTTCGTCGACTTCAAATTTCATGCTCGCTTTTCTTTCTTCGCCCAATAACCAAGCAGGAATTTTTTCTATGATACTATTTATCATTTTTTGTATATTATTTCTCATCTCATAAGTCTTACTACCAATTACATTAAACAACCATTCAAAAGGCTTAACCATATTGGAAATCATATCTATTACATTCGTAACTACAGTATAAGGAGCTTCTGAAATTTTTATAAACATATTATAAATTTGTTGAAGGACTGCAAAGATAACGGCGCCTTTCATCATAGCTCCCATGGCTTTACCCACCATACGAGCACCTGCGGCCATACCTCTAAATACAGTCGAGGAAGCTACTTTCACACCTTTCAATCCTATTTTTACGCCTCTGAACGCTATGCCAAAAGTATTTTTTATTGTTCTACCCGCACCTAATCCTTTTCTACCTACTATATCCATATTCTTGCCGATATCTTTAAGTGCGGCCTTGCCTATACCTTTAAAAGTTCCCCTAGTGACTTTACCAAACTTTTTCATTTGCTTTTCAGCGCCTTCGATTTGTTTCTTTAACTGCTTCTCCTGAGCTTTGGTCATACTACCTTTTGCAGCGGCTCTTAAAGCTTGGCTTCCAGGAACGCCAGCATCTAGTGCTTTCGTCGCCCCTTTTTGTACTTTAAGGCTCGCGCCAGCTTGCATTTCGGCTAAAGCTGTTTTTGCGGTTTTCATTTCACCCACATATTTTTTTATGTCAGACATTGCATCGCCCACTTCTTTTTTATGCCCATCTCCCCACGCTTTCATTTTTGCACCCCATGAATCTATAGGTACCATAGCGGCAAGAATAGAATAGGCTAAAAGGCCAAAAACTACCATAGCTGCTTTGGCATTAGACGCAATAAAAGTAGCCATTGCTTCTAGTGCGGGCAAGAAGAATTGAGTTATCTTCATAACTAAATCGTCAAAAGTGGTTTTTAAAACAGTGAAGGGGTTTTCTTTGGCGGCAACTTCTCCATACTTTTCATCTAATTGTTTCTGAGTTTCAATCAATACGGCTTGGCTTCGTTCTGCAGCCGTTAAAGCATCTACTTGTTTTCCTATAGAAGCTGCATAATTTTCAGTAGCAGTTTTTAATCTAAGAACAATACCTAATTCATCTAATAGTTCTGGTTCTGCTTTTGAAGCACCTCTTACTAATCTATCAAAAGAATCTTCAAAATCTCTACCAAGTGCTATTGATACTTTTCTAGCCCCTTCGGTTAATTTCTCCATCTGAGAGCCGGAGAACCCTTGAGCTAATCCTATAGCCGTGGCTTGCCCTGCTTCTTTGAATCCTAACATACCTCCGCTAGCTTCTCTTAACCGAGCAGTCATAGACGTAAGAGCTATACCAGTAGTAGCAGCAAACTGTACTTGGGAGTCTTGAAGATTTGCCAAGTCTGCTTGGCCTTTAAGAAAGCGAAAAGCAGCGCTAATAGCGAATATATTGGCAGCTAAAGCGGCATAAGCAGGAACAATGCCTCCTGTCATACCTTGTGCCATTTTTGAGAAGTTTTTGGAAGCGCCAGAAGAAGCGGCTGCTACACCTTTTATATTTCGGTCAGCAGTACCCGCAGATTTAGAAGTTTTATCGAGAGCATCACCGGCATTTTTGGCATCAACGGCAACTTTCTTTGTGCCTTTACCTTTTACCTCTACGTCTATTTTTACTTTTTTAGCCATTAGCCTTTAACATTATGGGTGTAATTTTTGCCGTCACCGCCTTTTTTACGTTCATTTCTTTTACGTTGTTGTTCTGCCTCTTCTGCTCTCTTTTGTATTACAATACGTTCATATACTTTCATAAAATACATAGTTATTTTAGGATCTTCTACTTCCCACAATTCGAAGAGTTGAGTACAATGAGACCAATCCTTCCCCATATATGTACCTGACATCCCCTCCCAAACATCTGATAAAAGGTCATACATAAAAAATGCCACCTGAATTTCAGACGGAAAATCCATCTGGTTCAGCGGCATCTTTTGTGGATCAGGTTCTTCTCCAAGCTGTTCGCAGATTCTTAAATATTTATCTAAGTCTACTGGAGAGGCTTGTTCATTTACATATCGAACAAGTAGATCCTGAATTTGTGCTACTTGTTCCCCGTAAAATTTTCTAAATCACCTATAGTATCAGACACCCAAGTATCAAAGCCAGTAGAGTTTTTCATAAGTAACTCTGCATTGTCTTGAGTATAAGGTAATGTATCATCGGGTTTAAAGTCTGAAACATCCACCAAAAGAAACTCTTCTAAGTATGAAAATTTCAATCCTTTCCAGCCCTTAACCACGGCTTTAGTATATTCTATTATAAATTTTTCTTCATCTAAATTTTCTTCGGGTTGATGAGTGCTTCTATTAAATTTTGTAGATACGCATCTTTTTCTTAGTTTTATTAACTCTTCTCTAGCTAAGTAGCATAAATCTATAATAAAACCATCATGTCCAGGAAAATCTATTGATACTGTTTTGCTTGGAGTCATAAGACTCGCTAACGAAACCTGAGGCTTCTTTACTTGTTCTGTCATTACTACATCCTATCTTAGTTAAAAAATCGCAGGGGTTTTACCCCCTGCTCGATTATTAATACATTATATTTCACTTTGACAAAAATGTCAAGATTTATTTTTATGGAGTTGTGTAAGTTGCTCCCACATAAGTTAAATCTGCATCATCGGCTTTATCCATACTTGAAGGTAAGGCGTTAAAAGTAGTTTCTACAGAGATTAAATCTTCTACTGAGTGAGTAGGGATATCTACGTGAGCTTGTGGGCAATGAATTTCTAACCTAGGAGTACCTGCTGCACCTCCGATAGCAAATCTAAGATCAAAACTGTTAGAAGTTACCGTGGTTAGTGCTGACAAGTCCTCGTAAAAGTCCTTACTAGCTTTAGTATGTGTACTATCCTTTGCTAAGTAACAAGTGAAACTCCCTGTTACTGTACGAGAACCTGTTACGTGACCAACTGCTTGGTTTACAATTCCTAACTCTTCTGGGGTTGTATACGTTACATTATTAGTCATTGTAATACTTCCACCTGTTAGTGTTAAACTATAATCCTGTTGTAACTCAAGAGATCCGTCTAATGTGGGATTCTGATTAGTTTGTATAGCAGTTGTAGCTGTGGCTACAGTACTTGCTCCTGCTGTTCCTATTGCTACTGTAGGTGCATCAGCTGTTAAATATCCTGTACCCGCATTGGTAACAACAATATCAGTTAGTGTTCCGGAAGTTCCACCAGAAAGTACTGCAAATCCTATAGCTGTAGTTCCGCCTGAGCCTCCTGGAGGACTAAAGGTTATAGTAGGTACA